ATTTGCTCAATCAACTTATCAATTCCCATGGAATCTAGGGTGGAATCAAGGTATTCATCAAAAAATTCCACATTAGATGACACGCCTGAAATCTTTCTCTTCAAATCCTTGAATGCCCACGCACACGCGAGGTCAACCGTTCTACGCTCGCCACCACTCAAGTTCCAGTAAGAAATCTCCTTACCTTTATCATTGGAAAGCTGCTCATCAAAGTATTCATCGAATTTGCAACGAATGGACATACCAAGATCGTTGATATATTGCTGAATGCTTGCGTTCATCATGGAAAGAAGTCTCTTCACCACAAAGCTACGAACACCTTCTTCTCCTAGCACGAATTTACAGATTTCATAATCATCTGATTTCTGTTTGAACATTCGGGAATTGTCATTTTCAGCGTTTTGTCTCACCAAAGTATTTTGAATACTTTCTTCGAAATTTGGTTTAGGTAATTCTTCCAGCTTCAAATTGTCCAGAGACTCTTTGTATTGCTTGAGACTGTTTTCCAGACCTTCTAATTTTTGTTTGGTGACTTTCGATTCATTGATTTGGTTCTGAAACTCAGCTACCTTGGCTTGAACTTTCTCTTTCTTGGAATGAAATTGAGATTTTTGTTCCTTCAACTCATCGATTTCCTCTACAATACCATCCAATTCGGATTGATATTGTTCTTTCATCTTCTCCAGATGCTCCACATGGGTATGTGGAATTTCTTGGAGGCATTTATCACACTGAATACCATCTTCAACAGAGGAAAATTTATCAATTTCTTTCACCTTCAGCTTCCTCAAAGTCTCCTTGGATGAAATCGCATCATTCACATGACCAATCTTTCCATCCAGCTTTCTCCATGCTTCATGATATTTTTCTTGCTCTTGTTGTATCGTAGAAACATCCGTTATGGATGTTTTATCAATCTCTTTTTCAATATCAAAGATTTTCCCTTGAATTTCAATGCGTCTCGCCTCAAGACGACCCTCCATTTCTTCGACTTTCTTTTGGTAATCTTCTTGTTGTCTATTCAGAGTTTCCAAAGTGTTGTCAATTTCTTCCAATTTAGCAGAGGAAATATTCATATCTGATTTATTATCCCTAATCAGATTCTTCAATTCGTTACTCATCTTACCAAAGACTTCCAGAGAGAAAATATCATTGATGAATTTGCGTTTCTCTTCAGGTTTCTTTGCCATGAATGGGATGTTATCCGAAAGAGATAAAATATCACAACTACGACAAATCACAGGATTGGAACCGATTAGATCACAGATGAATTTATCCGTATTGGCAATGGAATCCTTTGTGATGTCTTCTTCGCCACGTAGGAGCGTCACAGTGCTTGGTTTGACTTGCCGCTTGATTGTGTATGTCTGAGTGTCATTGTCAGTCTCTACGTCAAACGTCAATTCAATGGCACCCTTCCCCTTGGTGATGTTGTTGATGATGAAATCCTTTTTGATTTCACGGATGGTTTTACCGAATAATGCATAGAAGAACAATTCTGCGATGCTGGATTTTCCTACGGCATTTTTTCGATCAGGGTTATCAACATTGTTTCCAGTAATCAGGTTAAAACCAGATTGGAACTCAATTACGATCTGATCATTTCCGATACTCAGGAAGTTCTGCCCCTTTAAATTTTTATAGATTATACGTCTCATTTTTTAATAAAATTCTCTGATTATTTTTTTCTTTCTTCTAACTGAAGCGGGGGATATCTTATATTTTTTACACAATTCTTTGGTGGTTAGTCCGTTAAATATTATATCACCAGTAAAATCAGATTCAGCTTCATCTGATAACGCTTTAGGTCTTCCAAATTTTACGCCATTTTGAATGGCTTTGATAATTCCTTGTCTTTGTAAGGATTTATGTGTTAAAAAATTTCTATCATGGACTTTACCATGACAATTTGGACATAATTTTACTGTTTTATTTCCACCTAATGATTTAGGAACTACGTGATGATCATGTAAATCATGGATACTATCACATTCAAAGCAAATATCACTTACATCGTTCATATAATTCGTCGTTTATTTTCTTCACTCGTTTTGCTTGATCTTCTTCCAATTTCAGTTGCTCATAGAACTCATCAAACATTCCAACAATATCAACGGAATCTATTTGTTCGACATCACCAATCGTCTTGGTTGCCACGTTGTATTCTGTGGTTAGACGGAAAGGGGCAAAGTTGGACAGGTAAATCTTGAACTTCTCCACCTTATCATCATCCATCTCCTTGTCAATGATCAGCTTTACGATGTTTCCTTCCACATCCTCCACTTTGTAATCTTTGATTTTAGTCAGAGGAATTTTAATAAATTCAGGAGATACCGTATTCTTTACAAATTCGACAGAATCATCTTCTAGATTCAGAATGTGATAACCCTTGTCGTCCCCACAATCGTTGAAATCGTGGTGAAATGTATTACCAATGTATCGGATTGTTCCTTCATTATATTTCTTGATACTCTTGGTATGGAAGTGACCACTCCAAACATTGGTGGTTCGGGATGCTAAGAAATCCATGACTTGGAATCCATGATCACAAAACTTATAATTGTTCATTTGAAATGTCTGAATTTCAAAGTGTCCAAAAATATGGTCAAATTTACCGTCTGGCAATTCGTGATTCCAAGGGACAAATAATAATTTTTTACCAAATACCTCGAATTCCAAATTCTGATCGATAATCGTAATGTTATCGTGACCCTTGAGGAAACCCAAGCTATGCACATCAGAACGGTTCTTGTAGAACGCATCATGGTTGCCTGTGATCATCAGGAGGTTAAAATCCTTAAACAATTCAATTATCTGTGATGCTGTATGAAGGGTTTTCAATGAAATTTCGGAGCGATTGTGGAAAAAGTCGCCCAAGAAGAACGCATTTTTAATTCTTTTATTTTTTAAATCTTCAGTAATCCACTTAGCCCACTCCAAAGCTATCCCATGCCATTCTTCACTATCACCATATAGACCCAAATGAAGGTCGGAAAAAATAGCTACTGTAGGTTTCTTAATCATTGTCGTCATATTCATCGCCTTCCATTACTGGTTTTACATATACATGTCCCATTGCATCAGGTCCAGACATATTTTCCATATATACCACTTCTTTATATTCATTCAATCCCTCGTGTTGCCCTTTTTCTTTATTGATGCGATTTGTAAAAGCATTCCAAGCAATTCTATTGAAATATGAAAATGGGTTGAATTCTGATTCAATTTTATATAACTTTTTCTCCAAAGCATGATACATTTTTAAAATTGCATCTCCCACCATCTCTTCTTTCCAGCTTCGAGAATATCGAATGAAACGATGATTATATGATAATCCTTCTGCTATTTTAACAACATTGGATGCTAAATCATTATTCATCTTATCAGATTCATAATAATCTGTTAATTGCATTCGGAACTCTTTGGAATTTACATAATACGCATTTTTGTTACTCATATTTCAATTGTTCTTTCTGTCCATTGGATATCTTCTTTATCGTAAATTTCTTTTCTATATTGAGCATGAGACGATGAATATTTGGTATTATCCATAATATCAAATATTCTCAATTTGTCTTTGCTTTCATGTAAGCGAAGTCCTCTACCAATCGATTGAACAACACGGATAAAGCTCTTGCCCAATCCAACAAACATAATGTTTGGAAGATTTTTAATGTTGATACCTGTGGAAAAGATAGACGAAATTGCAATACAAATGATATTATCATTCTTTTCCATCATGTCAATTATTTTTTGTCTTTCTTTAACTTCGACCTCACCTTTGACAAAATATACAGGTCTATCCAATCTATTAGACAAAACAGATAATAAAAAATCACCATGTTCCAAGTGATTGACCAAAATAAGAACATTACCATTAACTTTTCTAGCCAATTTGTAAATAAAATCATTACGTTTTTCATTTTTATATAAGTATTCCAATTCTTGTTTATAATTTAATTTATATTTTTCAGAGTGATTTAATTTTAAAACATTGATATTAACATTTGATAGATATTTCTCATCTCTCAATTCTTTTGATTTTTTTTCATAGATTATCGGACCAAAAACGCCAATCGTTTTCCATTGATCCAATGATTTATCAGACAATGTTCCTGTAAATCCAAACTTATTGGGAGTCTTAATTTTATTGATGTTTTTTGATAGATTGGCATCACTATTAACACCATGGCACTCATCAACTATTAATAAATTGACATCAAGTATCCAAGGATTATCTAAAAATTTGGAACCCAAATTCTGTGTATTGCATATCACAACTTCCGTTTCTTGTATGGGATTATCACCAGTCCATCCTGAATATGAGAATGTGACTTGATAATCCAAGAAATCCTTCTGTAACTGATTTACAAGGGAAAGACCTGGGACTATGATGAGACATTTGAAAGTATCATTTGATACTTTTTCCATATAATTTTCTATTAGTAATGCTTGTGCTAGTGATTTACCTGCTCCTGTAGCTAATAGAAAAACACCATAACCCTTTTCCAAACCAGCTATGATAGAATCTTTCTGATAGTAACGAGCATCGTATTTAAGATTATCTTTGAACTCAAATTTACCAATACCACATTTCAATCTATTTTCAAATTCATCAGTAAATGTAATATCTGTAATTTGATTATCTCTTAGGTATTTCAAAATCTCCCCATGGAAACCAAAATCAAATAAACCAGTGGGAGTAATCGCATACTTGCGATCTTTCACAAAACGATGACCTTTCCTCTTAGCAAAAGAAGCACCATCATTCTTAACAGAAAAATGATTACGGATCATACCAAGGGTGTCAGAATCCGTAATCAATTGCCCCTGTCGTTTGGTTGTCTTGTAATCAAATGTTATCATTTACATTTCCTGTAGTTTCCGCAATTCCAGAATATTTTTAATATCATTACCAATGAAAGTAATCTGACTTACCAATTTTTCCAAATATTCAATCAAATACTCTTGTTCCTTGATTTTTTGATTGATTGCTTCCAATGATGGAGTCTTATCCAAATCATCCAAGACTTGTTTATTGAGAGCTACAGGAGACTCTTCCATAATTCTTTTCTGGAGAGTGTGTTTAGTAGATGCTTTTGATCTGTAGAGTTTGTCTTTCTCGATTTTTGCATCAATGAGACGACACACCCAAAAGTGTTTCTCTGAGGGAACTCTTCGAGTCACATCTTCAAGATTGAAGTCTGTGATCTTAGCAAATTCTTCATATTGTGATTGATATTTTTTAATTAGTTCGTAACTCATAATTTTTACATAAAAGAAGACCATCGGATTTGATTCGCTGCATCTTCTACAGATTTTTTGATAAAGTCACCATGACATTTATCGGGAGCGCAGTAGCAAACAAGATTTGTATCCTTATCATCTAACTCTCGTTCAATTAATTCACGAACATATTTATGAAAAGCTGCATCATTGGAATAGGAATACTCAAAGTGTTTTTCATATCCTTCAATAGCTTCTTCAGTGGTTTCCACTTTATACAGAGCTTGAGGATGATCGGATTCTTTGGAATGATAAGGATTACCTAAAACAGAGCCACGCCCAATATAGACATCATCGGGAGTCGGCTTATGTTTTGACTTATTCACTACTCTCATCATTTAGTTAAATAATAACATGAGCAAACCCTTTGTCAATGATCAAAATAACATCGCAAATCTTTATCAACAAATGTTGAATGAAGATATGACTGCTGGAGACGTATATGGGGGAGATGTTGCTGGTCATGCTGGTATTGAAAACACCGATTGGTTTGCTCCAGGAGATGCTAGGAATCCTTATGGAATGGGTATCACCACAAGGAGAGGTAAATTAAAAAATAAAAAGCGCAGAAAGAAAATTAAAAAGAATTAATTCTTTTTCTTGCCACTTCACAATATTCAGAATTCAAATCAAATCCGATATAATTCATACCTAATTGTTTGGCAACTTCTCCCGTTGTTCCTGAACCCATAAAGAAGTCCAATACGACACCACCTTCAGGGCATCCACTCTTCAACATACGTTCTACCAATTCTTCGGGGAATGTGGCGGTGTGGACTGACTTGTTGGGTTTGGTATTAATTTTCCATACTGCTCTCATGGAGCGTCCTCCTCGCTTATGCATTGCATCCAGAATCCTTCTCTTCGTATCACTTGGGTTCTGAGCCTTCTGTGACTCATAATCCTTTGTAGCCTCTCCTGTGTAGACTTCGTTTGGATTGGAAGAATTGGCAAATGGTTCAATTTGTTGTTTAAAATAATACGATTTGCTTTTCACGAACATGAATACTGATTCAAAATCAACCACAAAACGATCTGTGACGCTCTGGGGAAGAGCATTTCCTTTATTCCACACAATATTGTTTCTCAAAATCCA